TAATTATGATATGCACCCTGAGTGGATTGATTTTGTCATAAAGAAACGAGAGAAAAAAGATGATTCAGACCAAGAGGATAAGTAGAGGTAGACTTCTTTCAGCAAGACGCACACTTATTCAACAGACAAGGATTCGTCAATCCTTTGAAAGACAATTGTTTACATCTCTGATCAGATTCTTTGAAGAAAATGGAAGGATAGCAAGATCTGAATATTCCAATGGGGGTGTTAGATTATTGAACCTTGATACAAGATTGGGTCAGATACTGCTTCCTCATTATCGTTCTGTTATTACACAAATGTCAGGACAGTTTGTTTTTACCAAAGAGGAAACAGACTTTGAAAGATTGGTTAGACAATTCATCACAACAGTAGCAGGAATCAGAATCACACAGATATCCAACACTACAAGAAGAATTATCAACAGAATAATTTTACAAGCTGAGTTGGATGGTCTTGGGGTAGAACCTACAGCTACAAGAATCATTGAGCAAACAAAACCAAGTTTCACCAGAAAAAGAGCGGCACTTATAGCAAGAACTGAAACACACTCAGCATCATCATTCGCAAATCAGGCAATGGCAGAGAGTTTTAATCTTCCTATGAAAAAGAGATGGATCAGTACTAATGACAACAGAACACGATCACACCACAGAGCAATGAATGGAACAACAGTTGATCTTGATGATGATTTTATTGTAAGCTACAAGGGAGTTGAGTACAGAATGAAACACGCAGGAGATCCAAGAGGTGGGCCTGCCAACATTATAAATTGTAGGTGTGTGATTTTATATTTAGAACCAGATGATCAGATTATTGAGGAATAAATGCGTTTGACAAACAACACATATGGAATTCGCAATATCAACGAAAAAATCAGTGGTACAGTAAGGACAATTCACTTCTACAAGTATCAGACAGTGAATGATGCTATCAAGGATTACGCACAGAAATTTGAGAACTGGAGGGATCTTTATTTTAAGGATCTTTCTCTTACAAAAGGAAAGGCAGATACGTTTGTTGCAGAAATTAAAAAATCTATTTCAACAAATAAAAAATTGGTTAAAGAAGAGATTTACGAAAAAGTAAAATGAGAAAGGATCAAAGACCAGATCCATTTGAAGTTCTCATTCTCTATCTTTTAATTTTGATTTGCTGTCTGTTCTTTACAGTTACAAATTGGGATAATCTTTTATTCTTTCCCAAGCTATTCTGACATTCTATTTGTGAGCAATCCCTTTTCTCTAGCAATCATAACAAAATCAAGAATTGGATTTAACTTGTTTCTCTCATTCCCATGCTCTCCTTTCAGAATAGTTGTTGGGATCAATACATCACAATAAACAAGTCTGTTTTCATAATCTGTCATAATTGTTAATCTGTTTTCTTTTTTGTAAGCACTCCACAAATCTTTAGCTTTCTTTGTATTCAACTTCATACCAAACATCTCTGGTGTTACTTGAGTAGCAGGGATCTTATCAAAATACAGATCCATTTCTTTTATTTCTACATCTTTGCTCATTTAGTTCTCCTTATAAAAAAGTCCCCTCTGGATATGAAGGATGAAAGAAACCAGAGGGGATAGTTTTCCCTATCTTACGAGGCAAGCAGTAAATTGTAGATAGGGGTTCATGTGTTCCTTTCTAATGGCATGATATCATCATCATTGTCAGTTTCTTTTTCTTGTGGATTATTAAATACTTCTGGTATTAAAAATTTTACATGGACAGCACCCCCACTGAAACTAGATACATAAAATTTTGTAGGTGCTTTTTCTAAATAATCCAATACCTCTTTTATACTCATTAGTTGTTTCATTTACTTGCTCCAAAATATTTTGATAAATCTCTTACTGATGATTTGTTGTTTTCAACAAGTTCAACAATTTGCTTCTGTATTTTTACAGTTGTTTTACGTTGACACTTTTTGCCTGATGGAAGTTGTGTTTGATAGAAACTATATTTTTGATCACTAATTAACCATGTTCCATCTGGACGCAGATATCTTCTCATATCATCTGTGGGATAATACCACCCTTGATACTCTGATCCTTTTTCATCAGAGCAAACAATTCTGATGACTAGAGGATATCCATCCTCTAGTTCACCAATATTTCTATTATCAAAAATCTTTTTTACTTTTAAGTTTGTCATTTTTCCTCTCTTTCTTATGGTCTAAATATTGCCCAACCACCAAAAGGATGATCATCTGCTTTCATTAACTGATTTAAAACGTCAACTGCTTCTTGAGACTCTTTAGAAACTTTACAACCCTTCTCTTTAGCAACTTCAACTTTTTCAATAAGAGTGTAAATTGCGTTTCTTACTTTACCATCACAAGGTAACTTATATTCTTCTTCCCATCTATTTATTTGATCTCTTGAATAATCCATCCTTTTTCTCCTTAATAATTTCTAAGATCGTTTTTTGCTTTTGATCTTTCTTTTTTATTTGCGTTCTTCTTGTATTTTTTAGTCCATGCTCTTGATGTTGAACTTAAGTTCTTGTCTTTGAAGCACTTTTTTACGATTCCTTGTGACATTTTTTTCATCCTTTTCTTGTCTTGATGTTTATATAATAACATTTGTTTACAGGTTGTCAATACCTTTTTTTAATTTTTTTTAACTTTCTTTATTTTTCTATCAGTGCTATAAGAATAATTATGCCTATACCAAAACCAAAGAGTGGTGAGAGTAGAGATAAATTTATGAGTCGTTGCTTGTCATCTGACGTAATGCAACAAGATTATTCTGACAATGCTCAGAGATTTGCTGTTTGTAGCAGTTCATTTGATGATAAGGATAAAAAAATGTTTGATGAAGAAGAGCAAGAAATTACGACAGGATACTTTGAAGTAGAAGCAGACTTAAAAGCATACCATGATGATGACGAGAAAGAAAAAGACAAAGGTATGTTTGAGGGATATGCTTCAATCTTTGGAAACAAAGATCTAGGCAATGATGTTATAGAAAAAGGAGCATTTATGAGATCCCTTAGAAGAAAGGGAGCAAAGAAAATAAAAATGCTTTATCAACATGACACAAAAGAACCTATTGGGGTTTTTGATAAAGTCATGGAAGATCAGAATGGTCTGTATGTAAAAGGCAGGCTTGCAATGGGAACACAAAAGGGCAAAGAGGTCTATGAACTCATGAAGATGGGAGCAATAGATGGTTTGTCTGTAGGATATAGGGTTGATGCTAAGGGTCATCACTATGATGACAAGAGAAAGTATAGAGTTCTCAAAGAGGTAGACCTTATGGAGATATCAGCTGTTACTTTTCCTATGAATCCACGCGCAAGGATTCAAGCTGTAAAAAGTGACATGACTGTGAGGGAGTGGGAGCATAAACTACGAGAGGTAGGTAACTTGTCCCATTCTGAAAGCAAAGTGGCGGCATCTGCTGTCCATAAAGCTCTTAGTCAACGAGAGGTTGATAAGGATGCTGATTTATTAGGCATTATCAATGCTACAACTCAAATTTTAACTAAATAGGAGCTAGTTATGACAGAAGAAGTCAAACAGGCAGTTGAGGGCATGGGAAAAGCCTTTGAGGAATTCAAAGCTACTTATGACTCAAGACTGGATTCACTAGAGAAAAAAGGAACTGTAGATCCTCTAGTGGATGACAAGATTAAAAATCTTGAAGCAGACATGGACAGATTGGAAGAGATCAATCAGAAATTGACCAAAGCTGAATTAGAGCAGAAGAATATTTCTGAGAAGATTGATTCTTTTGAAACCATGTTAAAAAGACCAGAAGCAAATCTCACAGCAAATGAAGTTGATACCAAAATGCAATCCTTTGAGAAGTTCATCAAAAAGGGTACTGATGGTATGGATGAGATGGAAAAGAAAGCACTTACTGTTTCTGACGATACAGGAGCAGGCTATCTTGCACCACCAGAGTATGTGAACGAATTGATCAAGACAATCACTGAGATCACACCTTTCAGAAGTGCCGCTAGGGTCAGAACGACAAATCAAAAGTCAATTCAGATTCCATCAAGAACTGCAACATTCACAGCACAATGGGTTGCAGAAGCAGGAACAAGATCTGAAACAACTGGATACACAACAGCATTA